TGCCAAAGTCAGGATGTTTGGAAGCAAGCTGCTGCGCTGTCTTCATCCGTTTAAGCTCAAGGTTGGCCTGTTTAGCCTCCAGAACTGCGGGGTTATTCTCGATTGCACGTTTAATAGAATCTTGAGGATTCTCAAAGAAATCAACTTCGGGCGTACTTTCAACAGTCTGTACCTTATTGTCGCTTTCGAGTTGCCGTTTGAGGAGCTGATCCGCTAATGAACGTACTTCATGTACTTCCTGTGCTTGCCTCCCAATCATCTTTTCAGCTTCTTGGTGCATCTTAACAATATCCTCTAAGGACTTGTCTTTGTATTTATCAGGAATTACCTTCTCTACTATTACAGGCTCGGGAGTTTGTTCCACTGCGGGAGTCTCTTGTGCCTGTTCTTCATCAATCGTATCCAAGTTTGGGTCAAACGATTCTTGCTCAATAAGTGCCATACTATTATTCTCCTGTCTCTCTTGAGATTATAGGACTATGAAATGTGAATACTGATTCCTCAGTACTTACCCGTTAATGCGAAATGTTACTCTGGAACAGCGTAAGAGGCTTTCCTCTCTTGTGCCAGTTTCTCACTTCTCTTTCGTTCCCATGCGTCATACGCAGATGGAAAAGCACCGGAGATGCCCTCCAACTTTGAACGAACCATAGAAACAATTCTCGTTGACTCTTTACCACAGGCTCGACAAGCGAGTTCCCTGATGGTTTCATCAACTAATGCTTCGGAGATGTGTCCATCTTCACAAACAAATTCAAACATACGGCGCATTACTTTGCCTCCTGCTGTAGTTGTTCATAAACCTCTTCACATGTCTTCTTGCGATTTAAAAGAAGATCCAGAATATCCAGTTGGCCCTGACGGTAAGATAAAGATTGTGCGTCTTTGACCGTGCGGATATTTTCTAGCTCTTGTTTTAACTTGGTGAAGTCTTCAATCAAGAACGCCCACCCCTTGGTGGACATTGTTGAGAAGGTTTCTTCATAATATGTTGTGAGTTCCTTATCCATGAGGGGAAACTCCTTTCATTTGTTTATTGCGGCTGACGATTGCTCATCTGTGCGAGTGCGATACGCTCGTTAGAGTCAATATCCTTCTCTTTCAACATCAAATCAGCCAGTTTCATGCGTTTAGCGAAATCAGCATCCTGATCGAGGTTCGTAGCGGCAGCTTGCACCACCTTTACACGCAACTCTTCAGGCATCAACTGAGTTTCAACCATTGTTTGTTGTGCTTCAGCAGCAGCCTTCTGTGTCTGAGCCTGTAACAAGGCTAAATCAGCTTGCAACTTAGCCATAGCAGCTTCTTGTTGCATCTGAGCCTGTTGTTGAGCTTCAGGGTTAGGCTGACTCATCTGATCCAAGGCAGCAATCAGTTCATTTCGGTTGCTCAAAGAGCTATTACCCAAGATTCCCTTGAGAATCAGAGGCAGAACTGGTGTGTCTGGGCCTAATGTCTGTAACAAGGCAATGAATTGCTGCTGTTCAAACTCACGAGCCAAGATACCCAAGGTAGCTGTAGGCATGAATTTCACATCTACAGAGGGGTAACGCTCAGGATCGAACTGCATGTATCGCCAAGCAGCCTTATTGATGAACGGAATCAAGAAATCTTCTTGGAAGTTTGTCAATGTACGCTTATATTTCTTGATAATGCCTGCCATAGCCATCGACATACCACCTGCACCAGCGTCACGAGGAGCTGCTGAAGGCATACCAGCACTGTCAACAGTACCTGTAGCTTGCAATAACAGTCGTTCGTAGTTCTGAGAGGCTCTAACAGAGGACTCATCAGGTGTTCCGAAGCGCAAAGGCATCATAATCTGGTTAGGATCGCCGTTGGTCAGGAAAGATTTACCGGGTTTAACCTCGAACTTAGCACCACGAGGCAAGCGAGTAGCGTCCATAGCCATCATAGGAACGGCTGTAAGAGCACGGGCATCACTGTCCATACGCAAACTACCGTCAATGGCCTTCTGCATGTTGTAGGCTTTCTCCGCTGTACCACGACCCCACACACGTCCGGGGACTGTATCGTCTTGGTACAACATGACAGGACGATCCTTCATCATGTACGGGTTAGCTTCAGCCTTCAGGAGCTTGCCACCGTTAGCAATAACGATAATAGCTTCCACCAACTCAGCGTAGTCGTCAGCTAAGGAGTCTTCAGGGAACAGGTCAGCAACCTCTTCTTCGTTCTCCAACTGCTCTAAGTACTCACGAGGAACCAAACCGTAGTACGTGAGCATACGCACACGACCATCTTGGTAGGTAACTGATTCTTCGGTAGCTTCTAAGTCATCATCAGGAGCATCCAACCCTAAGTCAATCTTACGGTAGATACCCTTTTCCATGCCTTCAACGACCTTGTGTACCGATACGAACTTCTCAATGGCACACCCCATAGAATCATCCAAGGATGTAGCGTTAGGATCAACCAAGAAGTTCTTAGGGTTAACAGGCACTAACTTAACAGCGATACGGTCTTTCTCGACCACACCGATAGCTGCTTGACCTTGGATGCCGGGAATAGCTTGAGTAGCGGGAGCATACTCTTTCTCGGTCTTGACAACGATCTCACCGATACCTGTACCGTAGATCTCAGCCATCAGTTCGATCTGGTCAATAGCTTTCTTAATCTTATCCCGGTTGAAGTCTTCCATCAACTGAGCTTTGATCTGTTCCACATCCAGAGGAGTACCGTTCACATCACGGATGTCATCCTCAATGTCGAACCACTCACCCTGACCAAAGATAGCTTCCATGATCTCAGCGTGTCGAGTCTCAATCGCCTGCTGAGTGGCAGGGGAGATGATACGGCTACGCTCTGAGTCACGGGTACGGTCTTCAGCAGCCCACTGACCACGGAAGATACGTTCGTATTCTTGCCACTCGGTCAGGTAGTTCTGGTCACGATAGTCGCGCCACTTGTCAGTGTGGGAGACAACCCAATCAGCCAGTTCTTTGTCCGACTCGGTGGGTTCGTCATACTGACTCTGTTCTAAATTGTCTTCCATTGTTTTACATCCTTGCTAGATACTTAATTGCTTCTTGAAGGATTAGTTGATTATCTTTAGCCATTCCTAACATTGTGTTGCAATGCTGGCATAAGAGTCCCCTAACTTTTCCTGTGTCGTGGCAATGGTCTACAAATAAACCACGGGCCGTGTCATCTTCATGCGTTTTACAGATCAGACAAGAAAACATCTGCTCTTCTCGCATTTCGTTATACTCTTCCAAAGAAAGACCATAAAGAGCTTTTAAGCTGTAACGCCTTGATTGCTCTTTATTGACTTGATAGTGCTGACGAAAAGCTTTCTTTTCTTCTTCTTTGTTATCTGCATATCGAGCCATTCTTTTCTTTTTTGAACACTCTTTACAATAAGAAGAAAGACGATCTACTTTAGACTCATCATTGTAAAAGCACGATTGGTCTTTTAATTCTCTGCATTTTGGACAGGATTTCATTAGTAGCCTACCGTTACGTCATAAACATCAAAATCATCTTCTTCGTAATCTGGAACAAAAGAGTTTAGTGCTAACTGCTCAACATACGCTAAAGCGTCTACTAAGTCGTCATGCACTCCTTTTGTGGGAAAGAGTAAGAGCTGGTCTTCAAAGTCACTCCACTCACCATCCTCGTTAAGGATAACCTTACCGTGCTCCATCCGTCCTTGTAAGGCCCAGATGATACGGTCTGTCTTCTTCTTATTCCCGTGAGTAAGTGTCTGAATATGAGCGAAGGTGTTGTACTGCCTCATCATGTCCTGTAGGATGGTCAAGGCAGCATTCTTAGCTGTTCCTCTCTCGATCCCTACGGCCAAAGGCTGAAACTCCTTGATGTTCTTTAAGATACGCATACAGGTATCTTTAATGTCCCATCGTCCATGCTCAATCTTGTTTACCCACCAAGTACCATCATCGGTGACTTTAACGACAGCAATGGCTGATTCGTCTAGTCTCTTCTTATTCTGTGTACCGTCTGATATGTCTTCAAAGCCTGCCAAGTCAATGGCAATGATGTAGGAACCATCACGGGGTTCTTCACCCTTCTTGATCCAATGTTCCTTGAAGATGTCAGATCCTGATGTATCGAAGCTAGACAGGTATTCCTGCTTGAAAGCAAAGCTACTGAGTGTACGCTTGGCTGCTTCAATTTCCTTGGGATCTATTGTTTCGTTATCTTGGG